TACTGTTGTAGTACTTCCTTCAACTACTAAGTTTCCAATGACTGTTAAATTGCTACCTATTTTAGCATCTCCAAAGACGTGAAGATTTAATCCTGATTCTGGAGTAACTCCTATTCCTACTTGTGTTGTTGAGACGTATAATGGAGTCGTGTTTCCAAGTCCGTCTGTAATCTGTTTTGCTGTTGTTCCTATTGCATCATTGTCAATTGACTTTAATAACGCATCATAAGTATTTTTTATTTTCGTGCTTGTTAATGTAGCCATTATTGCTTTTTAAATAAGTTAATAATTTTTTTACGTTTACCTTTTTAGGTTTGTAAATCTTTTTTATAATACCCATCCGTTAAATGTTGCATCCTTATCAGGATATACGTCTTCATTACTGTTAGTTGTATATTCAGGAAATAAATTTTGATTATTAGTAATATAATCTATAAATCTTCTTGTATAATATTCTGCAAATTCTCTTTCTTTATTTACTAAATAGTCTACTTCGTTTTTAGATACTGTCTCACTATTTTCAGATGAGTGTTTAAATACTCCTCCATTTTTTATTTGATAAGCTGCAAATGGCAAATAATCCACCATTGCAAAGTGAATTAACATAGGCTGTATATAAGTATTTACTAAACTTAGATAATCTCCTGTTAAAGTATCTGCTATAATATCATCACTAATTCTATTGTACAAATCACTTCCCAAGTAGTTTCTAACGTGAATCTGTTGAGCTATTTTGATAAACTGAATGAATTTATCTACATCGACATTACCATCTATAATGGTATTTCTTTTTATGTCTATTGGTTTTATGAATAATGCTGTTGCCATATTTTATTTATTTACTTGGGTATGCTCCTTTATTAGCCATATCTTTTGGTGCTTTTTTTGCTTGTTTATTACCTCTTGGTTTTGGTTTATAAGATTCAGGTATTTTAGTTGTTTTCTTATAATCTTCAATTTCTTCAGAGCCTTTTTCTTTATTAACTTTTAAAGTATATAAAACTTCTTTCCAATAGTGACCACAATTAACTCCTCCTTTAAACTTAAATAAATCATATTTTTGATTATTATGCATAGGTAAACCAGCAGCTTTAAAGTTTAAATTTCTTGAAGCTCTATCTATTTCTTCTATTCTATAAACCATACCCTCTCTACTGTTATTCATCATTTCTTTACAAAATTGTCTTGTATTAACTGAAGAATGTCTTTCAGCATATTTGTATCTTACTTTGTAAATAGATTTATCTAAATAACTAAACCCAGATGGTTTTGATTTTGGCAAACTAAATAATTTTGTTTTATCTTGTTTTTCATCATATTCGTCAATCCAATCATCTATTGATATATTGTCTTCACTATATTCTCTTTCATCTAATATTTCATATTCATCACTAATTATTTCTCCACCAATATCTTGTAATATAATATCAAATTCCTCATCAGTCAAATCTTGTATAGATAACTTAACTCCAGTTTCTTCTTCTCTTGTTTCTTCATCTTGTACATTATCTAATTCTGTAAATTCTAAAGGCTGTAAAGTCTTAAAGTATAAATGAAGTGATATACCATTAAAAGCTAAGATTTTATCAAAGGCATCTATTAAAAGATGTTGGAAAGGTCTGATAACAGTATTATCCATAAGCGTAGAAGCTGTTTTAAGCTCGTCTGCGTTATTTCCAAGACCTGTGTTATCTTTTATACCTAAAAGCATCGGAGAAACGACCCTATGAGCTACCATTATCTTTTTAGTAGATTCTTCAGACAAGAATTGATACTGATTATGTGCATCACTTAATTGTACAGGCTCTATACTTGCAGCACTTTCTGCATTGTCATTAAAAGCTAATATGAACTTACCTGCATTACTTGACCCACTAAATTTGTTGTATATTCTTTGTTCTATAAGTCTTCTTTCCTCTGCATTAGGAGTTCCGTTGTTAAAGTTAATTAACATTGATGGACTCATACCATTTAAGATGTTATTTAAGTGAAAGTTTGATACTTCTTCTTCAAGTTCTGCATATTGCAAACCTCCTTGATAATCTACAGGACTATAATAATAATATCCTGAACGATATGGTTTAACATATAGTATCTCTATAGGTTCTTTACTTGTACCAAAAGCTGGTATTCTTAAAGGCTTGTCAGAAGGTTTAATGTTTTCCCAATCTTTCCAATAATAATATCCTTCTATATCTCCTTTCTCATTACACTTCTCTGCTCTAAGTGTTTCTACAGGCATATGCTCTATTTGAGCAATTTTAGTTCTGTCTTTAGAATAAATTACCTGTATTGCACATTGTCCCATTAGTTTTAGGTCGTATGCTAATCTTCTTACACTATCATTATCAAATAATGAAATCATATGTGCATATTGCTCTGGTTTTTTATTGGAATCAGTAGCATCTAATCCTTTGCCATATATCATAGAAGATATAGCGTTTATTATGGCATTGTTAGTTGGACTTCCATTATATCTATCTATAAGATATTGAAAGTAGTTGTTGTCCTCTCCATAAGAAATCCAATCTCTATTTTTAACCTCTTTTATTTTAGGACTCGTGTAAGTGCTTAAATTTACTATTCTTAAATCGTTCATATTATTATGTAATCGTTATCGTGAGAACCAGAAGTTTCATCAAAAGTATACTCATTATTATTAATAGAATAATAGTCGTTATTTGTTTGACTTATGGTTTGGTCTGTGCAAAATATTTTGTCTTTATAATATATAATAGTTTCTACTAATCTATTTCTGACTTCCATTGTATAGTAACGACCTTCTTTTAAAACAGGGTCAAATGTTACTTGTAACTGTCTATAATCATCATAATTTGCTGCAGTTACTTCATCATTAAAAACTTCCTCATTTGCAGCTTCGTCTTTTACTATTAATTTATAACTTGATAAAAATTGTCTTGGAATAACATTAATATTTTGTTGAGAGCTACTTGTAGTTAATATCTTCATACTTATATATCGAAAAAAAAACTATATTTTGTGTTATATACAAAAAAAAAGAGGACATAAAGTCCCCTTAATTTTCTTACTCTATAATTTATTAGTCATTATTAGGAGTAGCAGGTGAAATCTTAGCTACATTTACATTGTTAGTAACATCAGTTTTATCTGCAAGGAATGCAGGAGCTGATACTTCTTGTGCTGTTAATGTTAATGAGAAAGATGAAGCATCTCCCATAGCAGCACCAGTTGTAAATGAACCACCAGATACTTCACATCCGTGTTCTCTACCTAATAAGAAGAAGTTTCCATTATAATCCTCTACAACGATTTGTGGTCTTCCTAAAGCTATAATCTTTAATTCTTCTTGTGTTTTACTATCTAATAATTGTAATGAAATATTTAAAGTTGTTTCAAAGAAAGTAGTACCGTTTTCTCTTGAACTGTTTACTGCAGTCTCCATAGATGAACTACCTTTAAGGTCGTATTGGAAAAAGTCAGGAGTTCCACCTATATCAACTTTTTCTGCATCTGTGGCATTATCAGTAACAGTAAGACCATAATCTGAAAAGTAAACTGTTTTAAGTCCACCTACTGAAGATTTACAAGGTATGTTTCTTCCTGTTGTTAATGTACAAGCCATATTATTTTAATTTTTATAAGAAAGGGTAAGTAGGCATAACCCACCTACCCTTCTATGTTAAACAATTTATTAAGCTAATGTCAATAAAGCAAGGTCAGAACCAATACCGTATTGAACACCTGCTGAAAATCTCATTACTACTCTTACGTTCTGAGAACCATCAAGGTCAGCCATATCTAATAATTTAACTTCGTTGTGGTCAGATAAAAGACCTGTACCAAAGTAAATGTTAGATTTTTGTCCTGCAACAATGTGGTCAGATGGCATACCTGGAGCTAATACAACTTCGATTCCATCGAAAGAAAGTGCATTACCTTGATTGTACCATAAACCACCTCTATTGTCAACACCAGCTCCACCTACACCATTAGCAGCATATCCTCCTAATTGTCTGATGTATGATTGCCAAGCTATTGTAGGAACGTAGATTTTTAAATCTTCTTTTCCGTAAACTGCAGAAGGTAAAGCGTCAACAACATTCTCTAATAAAGTAATGATGTTAGAAGAACTGAAAGCAGTTTCACCACCGTTAGCAGCATCGTTTACGTCTGCATCTGCTGCAGCTAAAACTGTGATACCGTCAAATTCTCCAGCGTTTCCGTTAACACCACCCCAAATGTTTTGCTCATTCTTTTCTGCTACCAATCCTGCAACGTGTCCAATTAAGAAATCAGAAAACTTTGGAGGTAATTGTTGGTTTAGAGAGCTATATCCCATAGAGATTGCTTCCCAATCAGAAATAAAGTCTTGCTTACAAAGCTCAAGGTTTACTTGGAATTGCTCTGGTTGTAAGATTCTTTCTGTTAAAGTAACTGTAGCTGTGTCAGTAAAGTCACAAGAAGCGTCTTTAATAACGTTAGAATCTGTTGCTACTTTTTTGATAACATCTTTAAATTTAACGTTAGGTTTAATTTCGATGTTTCCTCTTTCTAATGTAGGAGAACTTAATAGAGCAGCAGAAATATACTTCCCTGAAAACTCACCTGCATAAGTACTTGTAATTGAAACTGTAGTTGCCATAATTTTATTTTTATTTAATTTTTATTTGAAATTTGCTATTTTATTATATACTATATCTTTAGTTGTTAGGTTTCTCTTTTGAGAGTAAACAACTTTGTTTAATTCCTGCTTTGCTTCAGGAGAATGCTTAATAGGTTCAGAAGCTGGTTTAGATAATTCTTCTTTTAGAGCTTCATCTTCTTGACAAGCAAGTTCAGTCAATTTTTGTGACATCAATTCTTCTTCCTTGTACATTTCTTCTTTTTTACCTTCCTTCATCAATTCTTTGATTTCTTCTACCATAGATTTGATTTCAGCAAGTTCAGCTTTAGTTGCGTATTTGTCTTCTTCTTTTAATTCTTCTTCAACTTGTTCTACTTCTTCTACTTCTTCTTCCACAACTTCTTCTTCTCCACCTTCTTTGATTTCTGAAATAATACCATCTTCTGCTATTACTAAGATTTTACCATCTTCCATTTCGTACTCTCCAATAGGTAAAGCTACTTTCTCGTCATCAGTTAAGATAAATACTTCTTGTCCTGATTCGAATGATTCTGCTTCTAAAACAGTACCATTTTCTAATTTAGCTTGAGCAAGTTCTATCTTTTCTTCTGTAGATAGTTCTACACCCAAGACGCTTTTGATTTGATTTAACATTTCCATAGGTTTCATATTAATATATCGTATTTAGTTAATTATTTTGCATTTTTAAGAGTTTCTATTTATACTTCCTATTCCTTGTGCGTGTAAAGAACCATCACAGCACTTAATGCTATAAGTTTCTTTATCCCAACAAAGACAAGCTCTGTTTCCTCCTTGTGGACTTACATTATATGTAGTATCTTCATATTTATTATGCATAGTTTTGTGTTTTTTGTATAAAGTATTCTATATCCCAAACAGTAGAAGTACCTCCAACTGATTCTATATATATAGACGCACCATTATCTAAAAGTTCTGGTCTATATAATATTGAAATATATTATGGAATGTTTGTGTAGTTGCATTTCCTCTCACATAAGCTAAAGCAATATCAAGATTTTCAATAACACCCCCTCCATTTTGTATTGATAAATCTAAATGAGTTTGATTTGCATTTGGCGATTGTGCTTTAAATTCTACAGTTAATAAATAAACATTGTTTAAACTGTCGCCTATTATTTTTTGGTTTGCATCGTTTTCATAATATTCAACAGAAGAATCGCTTCTAATTACAGTTCCTTTATTATTAGGTAATAGCGTAGAAACACCATCAGCTAAACTTAAAGGAGAAGCTTCTGTGTATTCATCATCAACATATCTACCCCAACCCATTCTTGTATTAGCACCATTTTGTGGAAATATCTTAATCCATTCTCCGCCATAAACTGTATATACTCCACTTTCTGTAGTTACAAATGCTCCTTCTTCTATTTTATAAGCATTTCTTATTGCGTCAGTATCGACATCAACTTGTACTTTATAAGATGTGTTTCTTAATGTAGCCATAAATTATTTAATTGGTATGCAGTTAGGAACTAATCTTCCATTCTTTGTTTTCATTCCATATTGCTCATATCCTGCTTGACAGGGAGCTTTAAGTTCGTGTTGTTCACAAGGCATATACCATATCTTACCTTCATATTCGTGTTCGTGATATTTTTCACATCCTAAGTCCTTAGCCATTTCTATAGCTTTCTCTTTTGTAGAATATGCTAATCTATCGTCTATTATAGCATAGTCATCATTTATCTTCATAGAAGCTAACTCTAATTCTTTTAGTTTAGATTCACTCCATCTCTTTGCTGCTAATCCTCCCCACAAATAGAAACTTATAGTTCCACATTTAGAATTATCACTTGGGTCAAAGTATTCTTCTGCTCTTGACAAATAAGAATACATACGCTTTATAGTTTCTTTACTTATTGGTTTACCTTGTGCAAGTTGAGTAGCTCTAATCTTACCAACTTGTGTAGCACATTTATTGTTTACTTTCTCATTTAGTTCTAATCCTTTTTTAGCATTATTCTTAACTGCATCAGGATAGTCTGTATAAGATTCCATTATTGTTTTCTTTCCACTCTTAGTTCTCTTGTCTCCTTTTATGATACCTCTAATAATAGATAGTAATTCTTTAGCTTCTTCTTCCTCAATCTTTGCTAAGTCGTTTATAGTAGCATCTTTAGGTCTTTCCATTTTATCTACAAAATAGCCTTCTATAGAAAAACCTTTAACCTTACCTGTTTTTACATAATCGTTCCATACATCTTCATTGTTTACTTTTACAGTACCCATCCAAGTACCTATAGGAACTTCCATATCATATTTTCTTGATTTATCGTGAACAGTATCTTCTACTATCCAACTTTCTACTAAAGACAAACCATTTAGAGAATATTGATGCTCTAAAGTTGAATTGTTTTGGTTGCCTTTCATTAAATACATTTGGGATGCTTTTAAAACCGTATCTTTGGAGAAGTATATATAATATTCATCCTCTCCATTCCTTCTGTATATAGGTTTGTTAGGGATTAATAAAGCTCCCATTAAAATTCTTTTTTCTTCGTTTACTTCTGCTAATTTTATTTCATCACTTTTTAAAGCAACAAAATCTTCTTCGATTGCAGGATTTTCTACAATACTTATTGCTTCAATTCCATTTAGCTCCTCATTTTCATCTAAAATAAGTTCTACTATTTTCATATTTATATATCGTTTAAAAATTAATATTTTGTATTTTATCCTATAGTTGCTCCAGTTACAATATTTCTATCTAACTCTTGAGCAGTTGTTACATCATTACTAACTACAAATGCTTTTACTGGTTGTTGTTGTTGTGAAGCTATTGCACCTGCTAATTGATTAGCTCCTGACGTTCCTACTACATTAAATGCAGGTGGAGCTGAACCTGTTGGAATTTGTGGAGTTTGTATTGAACCTCCTGCTCCTCCAACACCTCCTATTGATGATGCTACTGCTTTGCTTTTCCCTACTGCTTGACTAATAGATTGAACTATTCCAACTGCTTGTAAAGCATAAGCAATTAACATTGGTATGTTTTGTGGAAAACCTATCTTAGCAGTTTGTGCAGTACCTTCTGCAACTGCAGCACTTGAACGAGCAGCAACTAAACTTGAAAATGTCAAAGTCTTTCTTGCTTCTTGTATCATTTCTTGTGCAGCCATAACTTGTTTAGCTATAAGAGCAGCTTTACCTGCAGCAGTCTCAGCTCCAAATAGTGATATAGCAGCATCTACTGAAGCTTTCTTAGCAGCAGTTCTTCTATTCTCAATATCAATATCCATAGCTAATACTCTTGCATCTCTTTCCTCTTTTAACTTAGCTGCTTGTGCATCTTCTTCTTCTTTTTTCTTTTTAGCTTCAGCATCTTTCTTATCTTTTGCTATTTTCTTTTCTTCATCTATTTTATCTTGTTCTTCTTTTACTCGTCTTTGTTCATCCTCTATAGCTTTTAATGCTGCAGCTTCTTCTGCTTTCAATGCTATAGTTTGTGAAGTAACTTCTTTTTGTTTTGTAAGTTTAGCAGTCTCTAATTGTATAAGTTCTGCTTTTAATCTTGCTTCTTCATCTAAATCTTCTTTAGTAGATTCTGATAATGAGTTTTCTAATTGTTTTGCTTCTAATCTAAGTTGAGCTGCTGCTATTTCTTTGTTTGTTATTTCTTCTTCTATTCTACCTGCTTCTTCTAAGAAACCTATTCTTTCTTCTACAGTAAACTTCTCTTTATTTACTGCTTTCTCTAATAAGTCAGCTCTTGTTCTATCTGCTTTAGCTCTTTGTACTTGTAAATCTCTTTCTGCTTTATCAGCTTTAGCTCTCATATCTGACAACTCTCCTGCTATAGCTATTTCTTTACGAGTTTCTTCTCCAAAGTTCTTAATACCTTCAGTTACTTTAGCTATAGATTCTGCTGCTTCGTCGAAATTTAAAGTAAGAGCAGATAATATAGCATTACCAAAGTTTCCAAGAATATCTGTTACATTCCCAATAACTACTGTAATTTGATTTAGCCATTTAGCAAATCTATTCTGACCTGCTTCTGAATTAGTTAATGCAGTAGCGACAGAAGTAATAGCTAAAGCAATAGCTCCAAATAAACTTGCTTTTAATAAACCATTTACAGTTTTTAATCCTTTTGCAAAACTTTTAACAGATTTTACAGCACTATTGAAACCTGATACAAGTCCACCAGTCATTTTATCACCAGCTTCATTTATGCCACTTAAGTCTTGTTTTGTTTCCTTTAGGTCTTTATTAAGATTTTCTACTTGCTTCTCAGCTTCTGCACTTTTAACTTCAATATCTACTGTGTATTTTTGCCCCATCTTATTTCTGTTTTTATTTGTTTAAATGTTTCACTAAATGTTTCAGGAAGTTTATACTTACCTTGAGCTATTCTTATATTTTCTGTATCTCCTTTTACTATTTGGAGTAATTCTAAAATGTTTTGTATCATACTTCGTTTAATAATTCTATATCACTTTCTCCTGTTCCTAAATTAGTTGTTATACTATTTATCTTATAGCTTCTGTTGTTTACTATAAACCTGTCTGCTAATGTGTAATTTCTTAATATCTTTAATGGAAGGAATGCTTTGAATTTTGATAATCTTCTTTTTGTATTAAATACATCTGTGATATATGTACTATATAAGTCTTGAAATAAACTACCATCAAAGACTCCACTTGGTTGCCATTCATTTGTTTCTAATCCAAAATGTATTGTAGTATTGTCTGTGCTTGAATTTAATGCTACTGAATTACTTGGTATATAATAACCAGTATAACTTGATTCAGGAACTTCTGTTTCATTTGTATCATCTGGTAAAAAAGAAATAGACTGTGGACTTGAGTTATTATAAATAGGATAAAACAATAATGGTTCTCCTTTTATAGGGTCTTCATTCTCATCTATCATATAACCAACTTGTACATTTAATACTGTGCCTCCAGTTCCATTTGTTAATTTTTCAAATTGCATATGCTCATATGGTAGTTCTACTTTATATATAGCTCCATCTAATGTTTCATTGTTGTTATATTCTAATGAACCCCATTCTCTATTTACTAATTGATTAAATACTGATGCTAACAAAGATTCTGTGCCTTTATATTTGAAGACTATTTCTTTATATGGCAAAGCAATATCTATTTGACTT